CGTTCACAAATAGCAAAGTAGGAGCGCGGTGCCGTTCACAAATAGCAAAGTAGGAGCGCGGTGCCGTTCACAAATAGCAAAGTAGGAGCGCGGTGCCGTTCACAAATAGGCTGCCGAATTCAAAAGTATACTCAAAATCAAGCTCGAACGGTGTAAAATCTGGTCGCATTCTTTCTCATTTTGTGCGACTCGACGTTCACAAATAGCAAAACCGGAGAATGCCGTACTCTAAAGTTGGGTGGTGTGCGTGGCAAACCAGCGAGATTTAAGGGCCTTCAAAGCCGCCTGGAACGACTCACTAAGTGTGTCTGATTTTCTCATGTAATTGCAACGGCGTGGGTTAGTAAAACTCGGACTCGGCGCTCACCGTATCCCTACCCCCCTTATCTTAAACACACATACTTATTAACACACTATATATATATATCACTATACCTATATTATAGTAATTAAAGTGAGTTAGTGAGTTAAGTGTTGAAAATAGGTGGTTTAAGCCCGCTCACAGCTATGAGTTAAGGTGAGCGCACTAGGCAACTTGTTGAAAACACTAGAAATCTTCGCCAGCGATGAAATACCGCCCACAAAGGGACAACCCGCGGAGCTAAACTTGAACTCGTTGGCAGGCTGTGTGGTTCTGGTCGACCACAGCGGCGATGATGGGCTTTCCCGGCGCGGCGGGATACATGACGGCCAGAGTCCTTGCCCGAGATGTAGGATGAGAGGATGTGCGGTGTCTGTTCAAATCTGCGTTCTTAGCCGAGAGGAAGCTGGACGTCTAGAGAATTGGGGAATCTGGTTCAATTGTGCGGGCCACAGGCATATCTCGAAGACGAAAGCGTTGGAAGCTGTGCAGGCTGATACGCACCGGGTTGTGGGCGGCAAGGGGACGAAGGTGGATTATTGCACGGCTGTAGTGCCGGTGGCCGAGCGTAGCGGCTGGGTGCCCGTTCAATGTCACGATTACAACGGACGTCCCGTGATGGGACTGAGAACTTGGGGAAATCGACCGGTGTTATAATAAAATAAATGGGAATTATACGCTTGACTCCCTGATGGTAATTTGCTAGAATTGTCTCATATTCAGAGGGTGCCATGAGCAAATCGACTATCAGCACATTTCAACTTTTCGCAATGATTCCCGATGCAGAGACGGCGCGGGTCTATCTGGAGTCTACCCTATGGCCGAACGGAGCAACCTGCCCAACATGCGCCAGCCGGGAGCGCATCACGGCCCGCAAGGGCGGATACTACCGCTGCAACGCCTGTACCCTCGATTTCACAGTCCGCACCGGGACAATCTTTGAACGGTCGCACGTTCCCCTCCACAAATGGGTGTATGCGATCTATTTGCTGGTCACGTCTCGCAAGGGAATCTCTAGCCTGCAACTGGCAAAGGAAATCGGCATCCGGCAAGCGTCCGCATGGTTTGTTCTCCAGCGGTTACGCGAGGCTTGCGGCAATGATCCCACAATGCTGCAAGGAATCATCGAAATGGACGAAACGTACATCGGCGGTAAAGAGAAAAACAAGCACTCTGGAAAGAAGCTCCGGGCTGGCCGTGGCACGGTTGGCAAGACGGCGGTAGTGGGAATGCGGGAGCGCGGCGGACGCACGAAGGCGAAGATGGTAGAGTCGGTTGACGGCCCCACGCTGCACATGATGGCGCATGAGAACGTAGAGGCTGGATCGGCACTCTGCACGGATGAGGCTACGGCTTATCAGGGACTCGGCTTCACCTTTGACCATTCCACAGTCAACCACTCGGCTGGCGAGTATTCCCGCGCTGGCGTGAGTACGAACGGAATTGAGAGCGTATGGGCTGTGTTGAAGAGAGGGCTGCATGGGGTCTATCATCACGCCAGCCCCAAGCATCTCCCCCGGTACGTCGATGAGTTCACTTTCCGCTTGAATGAAGGCAATGTGAAGAGGCATACTCTGGACAGACTGGACAGCTTCATCCGTGCGACCACTGGAAAGCACATCACCTATGCGGAGTTGACGGCATGACGGAAGTTCCAGACGTTCTCAATAGGGCAGTGCGGGCGATACTGGCTTACCGCCCCAAACCGAAGACGAAGGCCGCTCGTAAACGCAAGCGGATGAGGGCTGCGATTGACCGTGCGGCGTTCTGGCCAACCAATCGGCCTTTGCGGTATGCGGATTTGTTCTGCGGGATCGGCGGCTTTCACACCGCTGCTGATTCGCTCGGCAAGGGGATGGAGTGCGTCTTTGCCTGCGATATTGACGAGGATTGCCGCACTGTCTATAAGGAAAACTACGGGCTTGAGCCTAAGGCAGACATCCGCACGATTGATGCAAATGACATCCCCGACATGGACATTCTGCTAGCCGGGTTTCCCTGCCAGCCGTTCTCCATCATAGGGAGTCGTGAGGGGTTTGCGGATGCGCGTGGGACCCTGTTCTTTGAGATCGCACGAATCATTGATGCGAAGAAGCCGCTGGGTTTCATCCTCGAAAACGTCCGGCAACTTGCCAGCCACAACGGGGGCGAGACACTCCGGCGCATCCTAGAGGTACTTCGTGCGCTGGGCTATACGGTAGAGCACAAGATTCTCAACGCTCTCGATTTTGGCTTACCTCAGAAGCGTGAGCGCATCCTGATTGTCGGATGGCGTAGCGAAGTGACCGGGTTTACATGGCCGGAAGAGAAGATGCCGATGAAGCCTCTATCTGAGGTTCTGGAGAAAAAGGTAGACGCTCGGCACTATGTTAGTGAACGTATTTTGACGGCGCGGAAGAGAGCGCACACGTCGAAGATTGTGCCGTCAATCTGGCATGAGAACAAAGCCGGTAACATCTCCAGCCATCCGTTTTCCTGTGCGCTCCGGGCCGGGGCTTCATACAACTATCTCCTGGTCAACGGAGAGCGTAGACTGGCTCCACGCGAGATGCTCCGGTTGCAGGGGTTCCCTGATACGTTCAAGCTAGTGTGTGCTGACGGGGTGACGCGGAAACAGGCTGGTAATGCAGTACCCGTACCGATGGTCAAAGCCGTCTTAGAGGCCGCACTGCATGTCCACAGTAAGAGCTAGGCTCAAAGGAAAAGCTATCCGTCGCACTGGCCCGTATCCCCTTGGGGAGATCACGGACGCGGTAGCGACTGCCATTGGAATGCGGATCGTGCATCGTCTCGCTGTTGGCCATGCGGACATTACCGGAGACGATTTCGGTGGGATATTCGCCTCGGCCATCAACGGAGTGCATCGTGGAAAGCCGTTGGGGATTGCCGATGTAGAGTGGGATGGATGCGCGTGGTCGATAAAGACGGTGCAGGCCAAGAAGCCATTTGAGCAGGCCAGCATTAGGGTTATCTCTGGCCGCAACTCGCCCAAGTATTCAGCCGACATCCATGACCCATTCGCGGATATTCAGGCTACCGGACGGGCAGTACTGGAGATATGGAATGCCCGTGTAGACGAAGCACTGCACTCCCATGACGACCTCCGTGTGCTTGTCATCATTCGGAACATGGACACGCTGGAGTTCACCCTATTTGAGCATGAGGGCGCACGATTCATCCCCACGGAGTACCAGTGGGCATTGAACAAAGAAGAGAACTTCGAGGCGCACGATGCCAGAGGTGAGCATTGCTTCACATGGCAACCGCACGGATCACAGTTCACCATCCTGCACCGCGTACCCTCATCGGCATACCGATTCAGGATTCTCAAGCGCCCAGCGATGGTTCCTGAAAAGTTGGTGCTGGAGATGGTCAAGTTCGATAGCAGTTGGATTCAACACGTTACATAGGGTTAGGGAGTAAAACGTATAATTCCCTAATAAATACAGGCCGCTGGGTGCTGGTGACGTGATACCAGCGGCCTAGTGCGAGCATGGTGCTGTAGGAGATCTACAGACGGGTTGCCTCTTGAATTGTGCCCCCATGAAACACTCGCACTGTAGCGGCACGAAGAAGAACTGATTAGAACCGATCTCGAACAGTACGGTAAGAAGTGCGATACGGATGCATAAAGAAGCGCCGCGCAAATCGAACCCGGAGGGGAAACGCCCTTCCAATCTTAGAGATTGCAGTACAGTCAGTTCTTCCTTGTGCCGTAAAGTTCGGCTCGGTCCAGTTACCTAATGCCAGCAATGGCTGGGTTGCCAGTAGTGAAGACTGGACAAAGTTTGAAGTGATTCGCTGGTGCCGCTTTACAGCGGAAAGAATTTCGCCGGAGTAATCCAGTAGCCCGGTGGTGCGAGTCCGTCGTAACCAGGTGACCAACCGTATATCATCCCAGAACGGACCATCGGTGACAGCCGGGAGAGACCGGCAAAGTTTGGCTTGCCTGGAATCATGCAAGCCTGAGAACCAGCCGTTGCCCCAAGGGGAGCGCCTGGAACTATGCGGGATGTACGTAGGTGATCTGTATGGAGCGCCTCAGCCGCACAGTATTGAACTGCGCTTGAGCCGTAAGCCGCCCTCCTGTGCGGAACTGGCTCGCGCTGCTAGGCGGCATCGGCGACGCACACGTCGGTGCCGCCTTTTACTGCGCCCTTACAAAGGAGAAACATCATGGCACCTTCCAAGCGAAGGAGCGCGCCGATAGCGGCCACTCCCGCGAAGTCGGTGCGAAAGAAAGATCCAAACTGGAAGCCTAAGACGCCGCAGCAGGCGCTGCGTTGTGCGCACAGGCTGGCGCTCATTCACGTTGCGCAGGAGGCGCTTGCGGAAGCAAAGCCTTATGACGGTGAATATACTGGAGAGCTTGGCGAGTTGATGGCAGCCATGGTAGCTGATGGGCTTACGCTGGACCAGATGGATGAGCTGCCTAAGCTGCCGCCAAGACGCGTAGTACTGCGCTGGCTGACTGATGATCAGCACCCCTTCTACAAGTTGTACTACGAAGCTAAGAAGATGCTTGTACCGCTCTATGAAGAGCGGGCACAGACAGTCGCAGCGACGCCGTTGGCCGGCACAATACGAACGAAGCGGCAGATTCTGGACAGGGACGGCGACGTCGTCGATGTAGAAGAGGAGCGCGTCTCGGACAACGTAGAGCGTAGTAAGCTGATTGTAGCGACGTTGCAGTGGTCGTTGTCGCATCTTGCGCCCAAGAAGCACGGTCGTATTCCTGACCTTACCAATACCGGGCCAAACGAGCAACTAGAGGGCCTGTTCGCGGCGTTGAAGTCGGGGCCAGCCGATGGCTAGTGACAGCCTTATAGTTCGACCGTTTGGTGCGAAGGCACACAACTTCATCATGCGCGAGCCGAAAGATGACAAGCGCTATACGGTTTTGGTAGGCTCGGTCCGGAGCTCGAAGACATTTGCACTAGATGCCAAGACCATCGTACAGTTGAGCCGGTACCAGCTGCCCAGTAACGCCAAGCGCCTTATGTTGGGCACCAGCCAGAAGACGCTGTACCGTAATGTGCTGCTCGATCTCTTCAGCATCGTTGGAAAATCGAATTACTCCTACAACCAGAGTTCTGGAGAGCTGTGGCTGTTCGGCAAGCAGTGGTTTTGTATGGGCGCCAAGGACGAGGCAGCCTACCGGCAAATACTTGGTATGACGGTCGGCCTGTCTGTGGCCGACGAGGTTGTGGAGTATCCCAAGTCATTTCTAGCGCAGCTGTTTCTTCGCATGTCGCCCTCAGGTGCCAGGTTCTACGGATCCACCAACCCTTCTAATCCGTATTGTTACTTGAAGTCTGAGGTCATAGACAATCCGGAGTTTGCGCCTGATCTTGAGGTAATCAACTTTTCCCTTGACGACAATCCGAACATGGACGCACGGTCTAAGGCGGCGATTGTTGCTTCGCAGACCGGAGTATATCGACAGCGTTATATTTTGGGATTGTGGGTATTGGCGGCTGGCAGTATCTACAAGGATGCCTGGGATGCAGAGCTCAACACCTGCACGAACAAGACGCAGCCCATAGGTCTTACCGGCACAGGCGGATTTGTCGACCACTACTTTGCCGTGGACTGCGGTGTCGGTCACCCACAAGCTACTTATGAGTTTTACGATGACGGCACGAAGATCTGGGTTACGCGCGAAGATGTGTGGAACAGCAAGATAACGATGCAACAGCGTACAGACGGCCAGTACGCCGATGCGTTGGAGAAGTTCATGGGAGGCCGTAACCAGCAGGTGATTGTGCCGCCAGAAGCGGCCAGCTATAAGGCTGAACTTGCCAGCCGTGGATTCTGGGTCACCGACGCTGACAACGCAGTTTCTGAGGGCATACACACAGTCAGCTCGCTTCTTTACAGTCGTAGGCTGATCATCAACAAGGATGAGTGCCCGCTTCTTGTGCGTAGAATACCAGAGTATGTGTGGGATGAGGCGGCGCTTCGGCTTGGTAATGAGGAGCCGAAGAAAATCAACGACGATGAAGTAGACGCTCTGCGTTACGGTGTACATGGCAAAATCCCAGTGTGGCGCGTTGCGAATAACGCGTAAGTCCATCCTTAAGAAAACTAATTCACGCTGCGCGTACTGTGGAACTAGGCTCACTAAGCGAAACTTTCAACGAGATCATTTGGAACCTTTGGTGAGATTTCGCGGCGTCCGTTACAGCTTCAGCGGGTCGACAGGGTGCAAGTTTCCGCAGAACCACAACCTGGCCAATATCGTCCCGGCGTGCCGTGCCTGTAATAGAGACAAAGGATCGATGGACTTAGAAACTTGGCGTGGGTGTTTCCCACCGGGCCACGTGTTTTACATGGAGACTGAGGAGGCTCCTTGACATGCAAGAACTTCTGAAGGCCGTGGCTGCAAAGTTCAAACCTAACCAACTGCTGCGCACTACGTACGAAAAGTCACCTAGTCCCAGCAGTAAGCGGCATGAGCGCCAGCAGACTGATATCAGTGCCCGGCAGCAACGTGTGCGCAGGGTCAAAGCACTGAAGGCAAGGCAAGAATTCGTCCAGAAGCCGTTCACGACTGTACTGACGAACGAGGCGCTTCCAGGACAGGCGAGGTATGCACTTCGATGAAGCGACTTTTGCTGGTCGTACTGACGCTGCAGAACCTGGTGTACAAAATTCTGCTCATCGACCTGGTGGACCGGCGGTGGGAAGCCGTTGTTCGCAAAGACATGGGCCAGCCGCTTCCGCGATGGTGCATTTGGCGTGTGCATGACCAGACTTGGTTCAGACGCCTTCACCACTGGCTAGACGGTTATTACCGAGCTACAGTGCTGCGGATTGACAAGCTGTCATACGGCGAACATCCAATAAAGCTACGCGACCTCAGTGTGCTGCAGCAGGCCTACCATCGGGCTTATGGTCGCGAGGAACCGCCGTCGGGCGACGACATGTGGAGCGGCGACGTGCAGCGTCCGGCCTATTTGTCAAAAGAAGAGGTCGACGCATTTCGTGTAAGTAGTAAGTTGAATTGGGAAGTGGCCGCAAGCAAAGTACATGGGCTGCAAGGACTATAGGATGAACAACACTTTTAGCACCCCTCCGCC